CCCATGAAGGGACGGCGGTGGCGCTCCTGACCACGCTCACTGACGCGCAGAAGATCCTCCGTCCGGGGGACACGGTGCGGTTTGTCGTCACGACGAACAACACGGTGACCACGGCGGCGGTCGATCTGCAGGTCAACGTCGAGCTGCTGGTGCAGAACTGATGGCCATGCCGATGGTGTTAAGCCATCGGGGCACCCCGGAGCCGTCGTCCGAGATTCAGCGGCGGCTCCGGCAAGTGCATCCCCGGCTCGAACTCCGGTATGTGGACGCCTTCGACGCGCACTGGGCGATCTGTTTGACGTGGGCGGAGAACGACCGGCGGTGGGCCATGATCCAATCCAACGAGGTGGATCCGCTCCGCAGCGTGGACATCGTGGGGTATCTCCCGATGACCTGTGGGGCGGAGGAAGCCCCGGCCTATCTGGAGAAGTCCTTCCGGGAATACCCGAACGAAGAGGTCCGTCGCCTGACGGATTTCGTCGCGCAGTACAACACGGTCCAGCCCGCGCAACAGGCGATGGAAGAGGCCATTGCCGAGGTGCTGGATAGCGCCAATCCGGCCAACCAGCCGAAGCGGCGAGGTCGTCCCCCCAAAGTCCGGGAGTAAGTCGGTATGGCGTCCGTCACCCGAGCGCAGTTGATCGCCTTGACCCGCGAGTACATGGATGCCGTTGGGTCCACGCGCTGGTCGGACGACACGATCAAGACCGTGCTGAACAGCGTGTATGACGAGGAGTGGTCGAACATCCTCAACGCCGCCCCGTTCTACACCTTTCAGCAGTTGACCCTGACCACGGACAGCAACGGGCAGATCCCGTTCAGCAGCCTGTCCACCGGCGGGGGCGACAGCCAGAAGAACTTCTATCGCATTCTCTCCGTCTCGGACGGCAACGTCCTGTACAACCAGACGGAGTTCTCCTACGTCCCGCTGGCCACGACCACCAACTATCTGCCGACGTACCCTCGCCTCTACTACACGATTGGGACGAGCGTGCAGATTCTGCCGGTCGGCAGCGGGACCACGATCTATGTGGCGGTCAACTACAAGCCCACGTCGCTGAGCGATCTGGCCTCGGACAGTTCCGTCATCGACTTCCCCGGCAACAGCGAGCTGCTGCTGACGGCGGTCGCCTCGGCCAAGCTGCTCTTGAAGGGCGGGGCGGAAGTGTCTGCCGCCAACAACTACCGTGCCTTGGCCAACGAGGAGCGGCAGTCGCTGCTGGACGATCTGCGCCGCCGGACGATCAACCCGACGATGATGGCCTACCCGGATCAGAAGTATGACTGGAGTGGCGGCTGATGGCGGCGGAGCCGGGAGGCGTCCGCCTCGCGGACCAGCAACCGAAGTTTGACGGCGGACTCAACGATGTGTCCGACGACTCCGCGCTGCAGCCGAACCAGATGCGCCGGTCGATCAACGCCCGGCTCACGGACTACGGCGCGGTCACGAAGCGGGGCGGGACGCAGCGCAGCTCCACCGCCGCGCTGGCGGCAGCCGCCGTCCTGAACGGGTTCACCTTCCGGCAGGACAGCGGGACGGAACAGATCCTCGCCGTCTGCAACGGCGTCCTCCGCACCACCACCTACGGGGCCTTCCCGTGGACGTGGGCGACCCAGTCCGGGGCGCTCTCCACCACCGTCGTCCCCAGCTTCGCCCAGTTCCGGGATAGCGGGGGGAATGACGTGGTGTATATCGCGGACGGCGGGGCGCTGAACAAGTGGAGCGGGACGGCGCTGACCACGAACATCGTCGGCACGGTGGCGTCTGATGTCATTGCCGTCCACAACGAGCGGCTGTGGGCGGCAGGGAATACCAGCTTCCCCGACAGCATCTTCTACTCCGATCTCAACAACGGCGACTCGCTGGGCAACGGCGGGTCCGGGGGCGGACAGATCATTGTCCGCACCTTCGGGGACGAGAAGGTCGTCGGGCTGGCGTCGATCAACACCTCGCTCCTCATCTTCCACCGGCGCGGGATCTCCCGCCTCACCGGCTACGGGCAGGACGACCTGACGGTCGCCCCGGCAGCGGTGACGGCGGATGTGGGGACCATTGCGCCGGACAGCATCGTGGCGTCCAACAACGTCGCCTTCTTCATCTCGGAGCGCGGGTTGTACCGCTGCAACGAGGCGGAGGTCGCGCCGGTCGGGACGCCGGACAAGCCGGACCCGCTGCTCCCCATCATCCGGCAACTGTCGGATAGCCAGTTTGCCAACATCCGCGCCATCGTCAATCGGGCGACGAAAGAGCTGTGGATCACCATGCCCGGCTTTGGCTGCTACCAGTACCACACCGTCCTGAACGCCTTCAGCGGCCCGTGGGATGGCGCCTATACCAGCCCGGACACCACCGCCCTCTTTGAGACGCTGGACGCGGATGGGTTGCCAGTCGTCCTCAAAGGGGATGCGTCCGGCTGGGTCTCGCTCTGTGATGCGCCGGGGGTCTACAAGGACAACGTGGCGGCGGCTGGAACGGGCGGGACGCGGTACGCCATGTCCGTCCAGTTGCACCGGCTCTACTGCGGGGACGATGCGCTGACCAAGTCGCTCCGGTGGGGTTACCTCACCGCCCAGCTCAAAGGCTCCGACCAGTGCCGGGTAGAGTGGAACACGGGCGACAATTTCGGTTCCTACTCCCTCCCGCCCTCCACGGACGAAACGTGGGGTGGGGCCGGGACCGTCTGGGGCACTGGGACATGGGGTGGGGCCGGCAGCCGGTCCTACCGCATCCCCTTGGGCGGATGGGGCTACTATGTAGACATCAGCCTTATCGACTCGGGCGAGGCGCTGCCGGTCTTCAGTCGGTTTCAGTTGGAAGCCTTTTCTCTCAGCCGGAGATAGTCTATGGCGACCACCGTCGCACAACATTCCGTCGCCACGTTCACCAGTCCGGTCAACGGCACCACGCCGATTGACGCGAACACGGTGCGCGGCAACGACAACACCACCCGCGCCGCCTACAACGACCACGATGCCGACCCCGGCATCCACGTCCAGTCCTCCACCCTCGCCTCCCGCCCCGTAGCGGGGACGGCGGGGCGCAAGTGGATCACGGAGGACTCCGGGGTCTACACGCTCTGGTTTGACGACGGCACGAACTGGCACCCCGTTTCCAGCGAGAATGTCGCCCTGACCGTCTTGGCCGGGGAGAACTTGGTCAAGGGGGACGTGGTCAAGGTCACCGGCTGGAACAACGGGCAGGATCTGCCGGAAGTGGTCAAGACGACCAGCGCCGCCGACACCGCCTTTGCCGTCATCACGGCGACCGTGTCCTCCGGGTCGATGGGGTACGCGACCAACACGGGCATCGTGCAGGACGTGAATACCGCCGCTTACAGCGTCGGGACGATCCTGTACGCCAACGGATCGGGCGGGTTCACCAGCACGAAGCCGACCAGCGGCAACTACCAGCCGGTGGCGTATGTGCTACGGTCGAACGTGAACAACGGCGTCTACTACGTCGAGTTCTCCACGCCCCGCATCGTGGAGCGGTCGGATAACACCGCCAGCACGGTCGTGCTGCGCGACAGCAACGGGGACTTCAGTGCCGGCACGATCACGGCCACGGCGGTCAATGCGACCACGCTGGACCTGACCAATCTGGAAGTCACCAACATCAAGGCGAAGGACGGGACGCAGGCGATTGCGATTGCCGACACGACCGGCAAGCTGACAATCTCAGATGGCGTCCTGCTGTCGGCCCTGACGGCCAGTCAGGCGGTGTTCACGGACGCGAGCAAGAACCTTGTCTCGAACGCCATCACCGGCACGGGGAACGTGGTGATGTCGGCCTCTCCGACTCTGACGGGGACGGTGACGGCGGCGACGATCAACGCCACCACGCTGGGCGGCACGCTCTCCACGGCGGCACAGACGAACATCACCAGCGTCGGCACGTTGTCGAGCCTGAATAGCACTGGCGTAATCAAGACAAACAACATTAACGGGTTCCGCGCAGAATACCCGCTTTCTGGTTCCTACTACGCGCAACTCGATTCACGCGACGGCAACACTTATCTCTCAGCGATTGGCAACACTGCGTCGTTGGTGTTTCAAGCAACCAACGCTGGTGGCACGACCGCTGAAGGGATGCGCCTCACGTCCACGGGGCTGGGCGTGGGGACGAGCAGTCCGGATACAAGGCTGCACGTTGATGTCAAAACGTATAGCACAGGGTATGCGCTGACGTTTGCTGCTTCGACGGAAACGGCCAGAAAGTATCAAATCGGATTGGTCGCTGGTGGGAATCTTGCCATCTACGATACGGCAGCAGCCGCAACGCGCCTGACTGTTGACGCCAGCGGCAACCTCGGCCTCGGGGTGACGCCGAGTGCGTGGGGGAGCGGGCTGAAAGCCCTACAGATTGGTTCGCTTGGCGGCGCATCACTGCTTGGATATGCCAACGCCGCAGAGATTGGCTACAACTTCTATTTTGACAACGTTGGCTACAAGTACGGGGCTAGCGCGGCGTCAACGCAGATTCAATTTGGCGCTGGCGAGATACGCTTTAAGGTCGCCCCCTCCGGCACGGCGGACGCCGCGATCACGTTCACGCAGGCGATGACGCTGGATGCGTCGGG